TAATTGAACTAAATTCTTTTATAAATTCTCCATCTAAACTAAATTGAAGTATTACTTTTCTATGGGCCAATAAGGTGTTTTCACTTGGCTTCCTCCCATACATAGGACTTTCTTTTCCTTTTCTTAATCTGTATGGAGCTAACCATGAAGTGTCTTTAGAATAATGCCCTAAAGCTTTTCTTGTACTTATTCTCTTTTCTATTGTCTCTTTAGATGTATGCTTACCAAACATAGAAGATTTCTCTCCCTTATATTGTCTAAGCTTTTCTTTAGTGTATTCACTGACAGTGCCTGCACCCTCTCCCCCACCAGAGATATTATAGCTTATTCTCCTATTCTTATAGAATTTTATAAGAGATTTTTCAAGAATTATAGCTCTATCCTTTGAAGTCTTACAGAGTATAATGTGTTCAAAATTACTCCAACCATACTTTAGTATCGCCTTATTCATGATTTCACACTTTTTATATCCTTTACCTTCTCTCCATCTATTCTCTACCCTCATAGAAGTTATTCCTACATATACTTTCTTATTCACTTTGTTTATATGTAAATATACAGTATAATCTCTCTTCCTCATACTTCAATTTAATTACTGTGCAAAGGTAAGTAAAATCCTTGACCTATGCAAGTATATAAGTAATTTATTAACTATCAGTCTCCATTTTTACTAAATTTACTGCCTAAACCTAAAGTCATAGTTCCTCTTGAAGAATGGGTCATTACCATCATAGCTATTATCAGTCCTCTCCTGCTTTTCCTTACTAACATCTCCTTGGTATCTTATCATTCTATCTTCCCTTAGAAGCATCAACATACCCATAGCAGATATTCTATCGAAGTTACCCTCAGAGTTGTAATTAATAAGCTCTTTCAGCAGCGCTCTGTTCCTCACAGTAAATAGTCTTGGAACCATTACCTCTTTCTCTTCTCCATCAATAGTTTGCATAATAGGAACTGGAGCTAATAGCCAGCTTCTCAATCTACTCCTTGCATAAGCATTAATGGCAGGAGAGGCATTAGTACCTTTTGACTTGTTACC